TGTACGAACCTGAACATCGTTCGCTATACGACGCTGCGAACGATCGCCGCACCGATCATCAAGATTGGCGTGCCAATGATCTCGAAAACGTACGACGTGGCCATCAACGGTGGTTGTCATTCTGGCGTTGCGCGTCGCATTGGGCTCAGCGGCTACGTCAAGCTCGCTGATTCAGGAGCCATCTACGTGTCAGCGAATGAGAGCTGCGGGATACACTTCCGTTGCACTAAGGATGGCATCAAACGGGAAACCCGGCTCTGGGGTGAAACCGTTAGCGAACCCCTTAACCCAGAGCAGGTGGTACATGAGATCATGAACGCAAAGTTCAAGTATGATCTGCATTCTGGAGTGATGACCACGGTTTTCGATGCACCAATCGTTGACAAGGATTACGACATCAAGTTCCAGTTCAATTCCCTAGAAGACCTGTGTAAGATGCTTGAGAGTGATGCCAACTTGATCAGTGCGTTCACCGATCCGTCTTCAAATGTGAGCGTATCTGAGCGCGTCTTTGCGATGCGCGGCCCGGCATGCAATCCTTCAAACTGGAAATGGGTTGACTTCTTGCACGACGGTGACGATTTCAGGCGCCTAGCGTCACGGTACGCGTTGATGCTGTGGAGCGCAGCCCCTGACATCACTGCCTATTTCAAGGCTGGCCCGTATGCAGCTGTGTACGACAAGGGTGTTCTGAACATATGCGGTACGACAACCGAAGGGGTTTCATCGCATGTGGCGAGTGGCGATGATGTCACCATCGTTTTTGAAGACGGCTTCACAGTGCGCAGTACGAGACATGAGCTGTACCTTCTTTGCACAAGCTCTATGCCAAGGGCCTTTGCGCCCGTGGCAGCCCATAGAGTCATAGCCATCAAGTCATATGTCGCAACACTGATTGACAAGGACGACGACCCGTTGCGCACCGAACGCGCGCAGGGTGTCCAGGAACAAGCCGCCAGCCTCCGTGTTGAGATGCTCACTAAGCTTAAGGCCAGAGCGTACACCTTTGTGGCCAAAAACCCCCTTTTGAGCGCGGTTGCCCTGTTGCTGATAGGTGTCAGCATCATTGCCGGCATTGTGTCAGCCCTGTGGCCGTCCGGCGCCAGCGAGGAGGGTCTCACGAGCGCTGCAGCCATCGAACATGCAGCCAAGGTCAACAAAAAGTTGAAGAAGGACAAGACCGTGTATCAGGTTGAGTTGATTCGTGCGGCCAACGAGTTGCAGTACCTGAGTAAGTGGGACATCAAACGGTACAATTCATACCCCACTGACTTTCCCGAGCTGTGGACCGCTCTCAATTCTGAAGTGCGTGCCAACAACAAGCGTGCACGCGGCGGGCGCAAGGCCAACCCAGACGGCTATGACCCCGACGAGGAAGATCGTAACGTGTGGATGGACAACGCCACTGACGAGAAGAGACGTGATGTCGTTCAGGACGTGGACAATTTCCGCTCGCTTGGCGGTAGCGCCGACGCCTTCGCGCGCCTCGCCGCTTCAAAACGGCGGATGGTGACACGACGTGAGTATGCGCGGTACAAAGACTCCCCAACCAGCTTTGAGTTTGACGATGACGACGCGTTTGCGTACTCCATGTCGACGGTTAAGCATGGCGCCCCCTTACCAATCAATGACGCCATAAACAAGATCTCTGAGAGCGCGTGTCTCGTCCAATGCGACCACAACCTGGGCTCGCATTCCACAATGTTGACAACGGTCGGGCTGTGCCTTGGCGGGGCGTACGTTTTAACCGTTGCGCACGTGCTGCCGGATGTGGGTGCAAAACCGCTCATCACTATCACTGAGGGGGATGATGTGAAAAGTTACCCAGCTCATGTCGTGAACATGTCCCGTAAGTATGAGCTTGCAGTGCTCAAGGTTGATTCCCCAAACTGGAAGGCGAAGTCGAAGTTGACGGGATACTTCGTCGATCCCAATGACCCGGTCCCTAGAGACGGGATTTCCATCCGCCCAGCAACAGCAGGCCGCCCTGTCCAAGTTGTCACGACACCAATAACGGCGCGCAACCTGACGACGGTGACGCACCCATTCCGAGGCACAACCGCTGCTGGGACTCGCGTAAACTACAGGGAGATTGCGTATGTTAGCGATTACCACGCCATGGGAGGGGCGTTTGGCTTACGTGCAGGTGACTGTGGATCACCTTTGTGTCGGACCGATGTCGACTGCGAAAACCGCATCATTTGCGGCATATATACAGGTGTTTGCGCCAATGATGCGTACTGGGTGAAGGTTGATTCCTTCATCGTCAGGGAATTGATGACGGAGGTTGAGAGCCTGGTGCTGGAGAAGACAATCGTGTTTGGTGAGCGTGAGGCGGTGGTAGACCTGGACACCGCTATGCTCATCACTAGACCTGAGGGCAAGAAGGGCCCCCACACGCCACGGCTGGACCTCACTCCGCTCATTACGCCAGGCACAGGGGGCCAACTTGGGTCGACTAGGGGTGACTACAGCATGGAGAAGGAAAAGAGGCCCTGCCGGATGAAGACGTGTTTGCCACCCGATGAGCTGCCGTCCTCTAAGGTTCCAGTGCCCAGTACTAGTGCCCAGGTCCAAGACAAGAGCCAAATGACTTCCGTTCCAGCTGGTTTACACAAGGGCAAATACAACATGGTCCTCAACAACGTTGCCGGCCAGTTTTGCGAGAAGAAGCAGGTCCCGTGGCCTTACTACGAACGAGCCATCTCCGACACGAAGTCCACGTTACCCCCCCAGTGTTTGAGCATGAGGAAGAAGAACATCATGGAAGTACTGAATGGTGGTGCCCCTGGTGATGAATATCGCACTGTCCGTTCGAGCGTCGACGTCCATACAGCGCCCGGTGTTTTCTACGAGTACATGTTCAACATGCATGACAAGACTCTATTCTTCCGTGGGCAGGAGATCAGTGGTAGATGGGTGCCAGATCGCCCGCTAGTCATCGACACGAGCCGGGCTCCCGGAGCGTGTCTGATGGAGAGATTCAAGGCCATCGCGCAGCTCGCGCGTGAGGGGAAGACGCTTCTGTGCATTTCAAAGAACTTCATGAAGCAAGAACTGATCAAGAAGAGCAAAGCTGATGTGGGGGCCGCAAGAACCATTGAGTCGAATGACTTTGCCCTCAACATGTGGATGGACAGCGTGTTGGCTGATTTCTATGAGCGTAGGCAGATGCATCGGAACGGCCAGTACATGGTGATCGGTACTGCGTTCAGAACACAAGGCCAGGCCATGTACAGGCACTTGCTAGAGAAGAATTCGAAGGAGTGCATGGCTATTGACGTCCCGCAGTGGGACAGGCGAACATCTCCGAATGTGATCAAGGCGGCTATCAAGCTAGCTTTCGCGCACGCGCGAGCTTCACCGGAATATGAACAAGCAGACATCGACAACATCGAGAAGGCGATGATCGCTTATGCAGTGTACAACGTGTCTATTGTTATGGATGCAGTGTATTGGACACAGGGCAGAATTGCGTCCGGGTGCCGCTTCACGGCCGAGTGGAACACGGACGGCCACCACTTGATGCGCCGCGCCGGCATATACCAACTAACTGAGGAGAAGAAGGGAAGGGTCCCGATCTACGATTACTACGCCAAATGGGTTGCAGAGGTGATTTACGGTGATGACAACTTAGCTGCCGTTGCCGAGGGAGCGCCAGAAGAATTCTCAGCTGCATCGTGGAAGGAAGTCTACGCTCGAGCTGGATACCCAGCAACTAATGATCGTAAGGATGGCGATCCTGAATTCACCTCGTATGAAGACGCATCCTTCTGCTCCCGCTATCCCGTCTTCGGTGATCGAGTGTTGCATCTGGCGCTGAAGAAAGACACCATTAACTCCATGTTGCAGTGGAGCAGCAGTTTCGACCCTGACCATATGGAAGCCGTGTGTGGTGTGGCCTTGCAGGAGTGTGTGCCATGGGGTGAAGAATACTACGAGCAGGTAACTGCGGCAATCCGCACCCTTAGCCGTCGGTACAACTTCACCCTGTGCATGCCCTCTTACGATGTCGCGCGATTTGCGGTGGATCGAATGGTTATTACTGGCGAGAGAATCACCCTCCAAGAATACCTTACGTCAGACTTAGGAGCCCAACCGATTTGTGCTAATGAAGCAGAAATTGAACCATCAATTCAAATTCACTCCAACTTTGAAACAATAACTACCATGAATCCTATCACCAAGTATATGCACCTGTGTGCCCATCCCAAATGTGGCGTGAGCCTGTACAAGTGCTCTAAATGCCTTTGTGAGTTTGACAATGATGAAGCTGGCAGTCACATGGACAGTTGTGACGGTGAGGACAAAGGGTTTTTGTTTAGAATTAGCCGTGCTATGTGTCCCAATGCTCCCCCAGATGCTTTGTTCCCCCTACCCTTGAAGGATTGGATGTATGGCGTCGAGGTGGTCGAATGTGTTGAAGCCATCCATGGCAAGGATTATGAAGACGAC